CAACGACTTCCCAAAGCGCTTTTATCTGACCTGCAACCCCGGCGGCGTGGGGCACACTTGGGTGAAACGGCTGTTTATTGACAAGCAGTACAAAGCGTCGGAACGCCCGGAGGATTACTTGTTCATAGCCGCAAACGTATATGACAACCACGCGCTGATGGAACATGACCCGGACTATGTGCGGATGCTGGAAAATCTGCCGGAGGAACAGCGCAAGGCGTGGCTGCTGGGACAGTGGGACATCTTCGAGGGCCAGTATTTCGCGGAGTTTGACCGCGATATCCATGTGTGCAGGCCGCACGGCATACCGGCGCACTGGCGGCGTTATGTGACGCTGGATTACGGCATGGACATGCTGGCGGCGCTTTGGATGGCTGTGGACGAGCAGGGGCGCGCCGTGGTGTATAAGGAGCTATACGAGGGCCGGGACAATGGCAAGGGAGCCAATAAACAGGGCCACATCATCAGCGAGGCGGCACGGCGGATGCTGGAGGTAAACGGTGATGACGATATATACACATGGCTGGCACCGCCCGACCTGTGGAACCGCAGGCAGGACACGGGGAAAAGCGCGGCGGAAATATTTTTTGAGAATGGCGTCGCACTGACAAAGACCGGGAACGACCGTGTGGCCGGATGGCTGGCGGTGCGGGAATTTCTGGCTTTGCGGCCGGACGAGCAGGGCGGAACGTCTCCGGGGCTGCGCATCTTCGACACCTGTATAAATCTCATTCGCACGCTTCCGGCTGTACAGCATGACGAGAAAAAGCCGGAGGATGTGGCAAATGAGCCGCATGAGCTGACGCATGCACCGGATGCGCTGCGTGGGTTCTGCACCTATTGGAGCACGGCGGCGCAGGCTCCCAAAAAGCAGACGCACGATATCCTGCGGGATGATTTCAGCATAAAGAATCCAACGGCGGGACCGCTGGGGCAAGGAGGGAAATATCATGTTATCTGACATTTTAACGTTTGTTCTGGCGCTGGCGGTATGCGGTATGGCGGCGCTGTGCGTATACTGCTACCGCCTCGGGCTGCGGGACGGTATGCATGTGCAGGAAGGAATAGCTCCGGAGCCTGCGAAGATGCCTGTAAAAGCTACGGTAAAGCGCACGGACAAATATGACACGATTCTGGCGAACATCGATGCATATGACGGGACCGGGAAAGGCCAGAGGGTGGTTAAATGATGCAGGAAAAAGAGTGTACGGACATCTGGCGCAAGTACCAGGCGGGCAAGGACCATCACAACAAAGCGAACATGTACACGCTGACGGAAAAATGCCACCGTTTTTACGAGGGCGACCAGTGGCACGGGCTGCAATCCGGAGATGAGGAATTACCGGTGCTGAACTTTATCAAGCCCATCTGTCGGTACAAAATTGCCATGGTAGCGATGAACGATACGGCGATCATATTTTCTCCAATGGATGACGACCCGCAGAAAGCCGAGATTTGCGACGCACTGACGGAGTTCGCGGCGGCGCAGTGGGAAAAGGGCAAACTGGACAGCAAGAAATGGGCCGTTGTGAAAAATGCTTGCATCACGGGCGATCATTATCTGTACTGCTTTGACGACCGAAAGCCGAGCAACAGCGTAGTAACAGACATGACGCCACGGCTGAAAATGAGGCTGATTGATAAGACTTCGCTGTATTTGGCCAACGAGCAGGAGCCGAACCTGAAAGAACAGGAATGGATTATCATTGCCGAGCGCGTGCCTGTGGACAGCGTGCGTAAACAGGCGAAGGAAAATGGGATAAACGAAGCGGACATCCGTATGATCGTATCCGATGAAGCGGACGAAACGCAGTTAGGCGTTACGAGTGCCGACGAGGTGCAGACGGACAACGGGAAATGCACAAGCCTGTTGTTCATGCGCAAGACAACAGATGGCATGGAGTTCTGCCGTTCAACGGAGACTGTCATTTACCGGCCCATGGAGAAAATCAACGGTTTGGACGTTTACCCGGTGTGCGGCATGCGCTGGGAAGAAAAAATGGGCAGCGCCCGGGGCGTGGGCGTTGTGGAAACACTGATTCCGAACCAGATCGAGGTGAACCGCACGCTGGCGCGGCGGGCCATCTGCGTGAAGCGGTACAGTTTTCCCACGGTGGTGTATGACCAGGATAAGCTGCTGCAGCCGGAGAGCCTGGGCACAGTGGGGGCGAGCATCGGCGTGAAAAACCTGAACGCGAACCCGATTGGCAGCTTTGTGCAGTATCTGAACCCCGCGCCCATCAGCGGCGATGCTGCGAATTTACAGGCCGAGCTTGTGGGCACGAGCCGGGAGCTTGAAGGAGCGAGTGAATCAGCCACTGGACAGGTAGACCCGACCAAGACCAGTGGAGAGGCCATCAAGGCGGCCCGCGACCAGAGCGCCATGAACCTGAACGAACAGAGCGCGGCATATAAGCAGTTCGTGGAAGACCTGGCGATGATCTGGTACAAGCTGTGGGTAGCGTATTCTGTACAAGGATTGAAACTGGACAACGGCGTTTTGATTTCGAACGCTGACCTTCAAAATCTGGACATTGATATCAAAATCGACATTTCGCCCATCGACCCGTACAGCGTGCTTTCCCGCGAACTTTCGCTGGAAAACGCGCTGGCGCAGCAGCATATCACATTTGAGGAATACGTGGAGGCGCTGGACGACAATTCCGGCGTGCCGAAGGACAAGTTCCAGGCCATTTTGGACAGGCGCGCACAGGCGCAGCAGGAGGCCGCTCAGGCGATGCTTGCTATGGGCGTGCCGAATGGTATGCCCAGCACGGGAATGGGCGCACAGGGAGTTGCAACCGCATCTCCTGTAATGACGGCAGGAGAGGGGATGATGCAAAATGCTATGCCCATTGTGTAAAACGGAGATGCGCATTTCCGGCAGCCGAACAAAAGCCGAGGGCGACAACAGCCCGGACACCGCTACCAAAGTATACATAGAGCAGGACCTTACCTGCACGAACGCGCAATGTGCGAACCACGGTAAAATCGTGGAGCAGCGACGGGCGTATCTAATCGGAGGCGAGCCGGGCGAATAGCCCGCGCTTCAAATAATTCGCAGGCAACGCGGAAAAATCCAATCGCTTTCCAAGCGTAAAAAGGAGAAAAATGGACGAGAACATGAACACTACAGAAGCGCAGGTACAGGAAAGCGCCGTGCCTGACGCAGAAGCCGTTGCCGCAGAAGAAAACGCAGCGGCATCCAAGCCTGAAACTTCGGTGGAGAATGAAACAGGCGCAAACGAGGCTGAACCCGCCAAACAGCCGCAATCTCCGGAAGAAAACGCAAGGTTTGCCGCCATGCGCCGCCAGCAGGAGGCACAGCAGCGGGAAGAACAGATTTTCCACGAACTCGTAGGAGACGCGGTCAACCCGAATACCGGAAAGCCGTTTGCATCCAAGGCGGAATTTGTGGCATGGCGTGATGAAATGGCAACACGCCAGCGCGCACAGGCTGCGCAGATGGAGCCGGAGGCTTTCAAGCAGTTTGAAGCGCAGCTTCGTGAGCAGATTAAAGCCACAGACCCGGAGATTCGGGCGCAGGCAGAAGAATTGCAGCGACATCGGCAACGGGAAGCACAGGAGCAGTTTTCAAATGATCTGAAAGCCATCCGAAAAGCATACCCGGACGAGAAAGCCAAAAGCGTGGACGAGCTGGGCGTTGAATTTTTGAAGCTGTGCGCGAGCGGCATCAAACCGCTTGTGGCCTATGAGGCCATCCGGGCCGAAAAAGCGCGCAGCACGCCGAACCCGCCCAGTATGGGAGATGTAAAGCCGACATCTTCCGGAGAAAAAGAGTTCTTCACGCGCGAAGAAGTGGCAGCGATGGACCAGGCGACGGTAAGCAAAAATTACGAAAAAATCAGAAAATCCATGGGAACATGGAAGTAAAGGAGGAGTTTTAAACTATGGCATATCAGAATTTTATTCCCACCGTATGGGCGGAAGCCATTAACCGGGAGCTGGAAAAAGCGCTCGTATATGCAGAGGGCTGCAACCGCCAGTATGAGGGCGAAGTAAAGGCGATGGGAGACACGGTACGCATCCTTGGAGTGGGAAAGCCCACCATCACCACAACCACTGACAAAGCAATCACACTGAGCGACCCTGAAAACGTGGATGACACCAGCGTGACACTCGCCATCAAGCAGATCAGCTATTTCAACTACAAGGTAGACGATATCGACAAGCGGCAGGCTGTGGGCGGCGTGATGGAGGCGCTGAACAAGGAGGCGACTTACGGCCTTGCGGACGAGATGGACAAGCACATTGCCGGCATGGCGGCAACACGTGAGGCGGTGAAGTACGCGTCCAGCGCAACATCTATCACCAAAAGCAACGTGCTGGAGGAGATCGACAAGGCGCTGGAAAAGCTGTACGGCAACAACGTGCGGCCCAACGGCAAAATCATGATGGAGGTGCCGCCCTGGTTCTACATGCGCCTGAAGCAGGCATACACGGCGCTGGACACCGACAACAGCAAAATGCTGGAGAACGGCCGCGTGGGCAAGTACGGCAACGTTATTGTAAAGATGAGCAACAACGTCGCCGTGGATTCCAGCGCAAACAGCCTTATTACGGTGCACACGGACAAGGCAGTGGCGTTTGTGAACCCGATGACGCACGTGGAAGCGTACCGCCCGGAGAAGGGCTTCTCCGACGCGGTGAAGGGCTTTGTGCTGTATCAGGCGAAAATCGTGCGGCCCAAGGAGCTTGTGGTGCTGAACTGCAAGGCCGGGGCTTAATGGAAAGGAGTTTTGAAACATGGCTGCAACTGCAATTGCTTTGACAAAAATCCCCTTGAACGGCGGGGTGGAGCTGCCCGCTACGGCTGCGCTGGACGGCACGGCCGGGGCGGAGATTCAGTTTGACGGGCAGGACACGAAGATCGTGATCCTGATTGAGAACGGCGGCTCCAGCGCCGGGGACGTGACATTCAAAGCCGGAAATGGCATTCAGGGCGTCGCGGACCTTGTGGTGAACGTGGCGAACGGCAAGACCAAGGCCGTGGTGCTGGAATCCGG